CTTCTTGTTAGCTTTGAAGCCGGTACTCTATATGCTAACTCTGTTTTTGGACGGTCCATACCGTCTTGTATTGGTTTAAAAAAGAAAGGGTAGTTTACCGATATTGGTACTACCTTATCTGTAAACATTTTTTTGGCGTCGCTACCAGACTTTGATAAGATGCCGAATCTTGAATCTGAACTGATTGTTGCCAAATTAACAGTTTCGCCTGATGCCATGAATGAAAATCCTGAACGCCTGTTTTTAAGGTAGCACATACCGTAGCATCTTTGATCTGCTTTGCAAGCTTCCCAGAATATAAAGAATAATCTGTTTGATTCCCTAAACTCTGCTGCCCCAACATCAATCTTGGCCCACTGCAAGTACATATAGTGAGTACCAGTAATGTAAGTAGCCATGCTCTTATTATAGAACCCAAAGCCTTGTTCCCGACGTTTAAATTCTTCATCTATATAGTCATAATATTTTTCTTTGAAGTATTCTGGCTTTTGATTCCACTCAAATACGCTTTTTATTTTACTAAGCTCTTGCGGATAATCAAGCCTACTCCATTTGTTAGATTTAAATTCATAAGGGTTATTTTGTTTAGGCAAAGCTATAGTTAAATTTTGTATGCTATACACTTCGCCAATCTCCCCAGTTTTACTAATGACTATAACATCAGATTCTTTGTCATAACCATATTTCCATTGCTTATATCTATTTTTTTTCTTAAGCACTTTAGGATCTATATAATCCGGTAGTATTTTAAATAAACTTTGCTCGTACATTACTTAGATCTTCCTTCTGCAAAGCCTTTAAATGATTTAGCTTTAGTTTCTACATCAGCACCCGCCAGCATATTACGCTCTTCTTCAATTCTATTTAGAATTTCAAACGCATCAAATATTGCAAGCTTTTTTGTAGCGGCTGCGTTTTTAAGTCTATCGGCAGAAACATCATCTTCTGTATTTGTAATGATTTTTTCTTCTGCAACTTTTATAAGCTCCTTAACTGCTTTCTGCCCAGCTCGGATTATATTCTGTTTCGTTTCCTTTGAATTCATGCTTAATAGCTATATCATTTGATTTCATACAATAAAGACGTTCATCGTCTATAATAAATTCCCATTCGCTTTTAGGCGTGAACCCTACCAGGTCACCTGGGTTGATTTGAGCAGCTTTTAACGCATCATTGCTGTATTTTAGTATACCAATATGCTTTTGCTCTTTTTCAGTTGAATATGAGCTTGTTTCTTTAATAGGCTTTACAAGGCACCTATTATTAATCATAACCCAATCGTTATCTTTTTTATATGCGTAAACCTGTTCTAAATTAACAAAATACATATTGTCTTTAAAATATGTGCTACCGTTTTTTTCTACACCTTTCATATCATACCATCTTCTAAAGATGTTATGGTGTATAAGGATAGTATCCCCCGGCTTTATATTAGTTTTAAAAGCAGCTGGAGTCGCAATCACGATTGCTTCTTTATTTATGTGACGAAAGCTTTCTATACTAGTATTTAGTAGCAGGCTATTGTCACCCAGTTTTTTTACGTTATTATATCTTTGGCCGTTTGGTTTTACTATAAATTGGTGTAACGCTTTCATTAATATTCAAGATCATACTCCACGGATATTGCCATGTTAGAATTAAACTTCTTCCACGGCAATACCTCTGAGTTTTTCTTAATAAAAATATTATAAGAAGAGTCGGTTTCATCAAAAAGTATAGAGTTAATTTCGTGTCCCCCGTATACTTGTTGACCTACAGAATAATGCATTGCATCACTTTTGTAGTCAGAACCAATACTAATCTTTCTTATCAGCTTCATCTTTTTCTATTTCGGTATACTCACCTGTTTCTAAATTAATATTTACAGAACCGTATTCCTCTTCTAAAGAATTTTTTGCTTCTTCTATTTCTTTATTTACACCCGCTAGCTCGTGCAGCAGCGCGTGCTTATTAGCCTCTAATGTTCCAATATTTGAAACTGTAGTGTTTAATTTAGCTTGTAGCTCTTGCAATTGTTTTAATTGCTCATCTGTAATTTTTGTCATTTGATTTAATTTAATTGATTTATATTTAACTAGTTATCTTTACTATTACTTATTTTTTTACCTTTTTCCCACGTGCGACCTACAAAGTAAGCGCCATACACGGTTATTAATAGCGACTGAAATATAGGTATATAATCTTCCGCTATTGAAAACTCCCCTATGTTGCCATCAAAAAATGCTAACACAGAAAATATAAAGGTAAGGTATATAAGAACCATTGGTCTTATATTCTTAGACAAGAAGGAATCGGACTTCATATCCGACTCCCATCTTGCTGTTACTTGGTCTTGAGCATCTTTATCCGCTTGCTCTAGCAGTTCTTCAATTTTATGTTTAGCCGCAAGTCTTTCTTCATCTGTAGTTGTTAAGTTGTCTATAACTTTACCAACGTCTTTAATGAGACCTCCGGTTATAAATTGAAGAATTTTATTCATTTATTACTATTACCCTTTAAAATTTTGGCCACGAGGCGTCATTTTTTTAATCTCTTGCTGTGAAAAAGCATCGCTGCCGGTTAGAGTTCTAATAGCTGCTAAATTTCCTTTCCCTTGTGCGGCTTTTAGCGCTTTTGGATTGTTTTGTAGGCGAGTAGGCAACTTATTTAAAAATTTGTTTGCTACGTTAACACTATCGCTATAGGCCCTATTTACAGCATACTCTCTTTCAGCATTAATTTTATTTCGTCTATTTTGCGCCTTTATTTCACCGCCTTTTTTAATTTGGTTTAGCGTTTGATCGCCTAAAGTAATAGTTCGGGTACTTGTTGATTCGCTGTTTGACTGAGATAAGTTTGAACTTGAAGCAGCATTTGCCGCGGCATTTGATGTATCTAATGCTTTTAACCTTTTAACTTCAGCATTAGCTTTTGCTGTTTGCTCCGGCGTTGGCTTAAAACCAGAGCCTTTATCAATTAATGTTGATTGATAATTTGATAAATTACTAGTTGAAAGATTTTGTGAACTAGACCCACCCCCAGAACCTGAAGCACTAGCATTATATGTTGTAGTGTTATATGAAGGCAATTTATCTCCTTTTTTAGGATCTGGGTGTGTTCCGCCCGCACCATGGGAATTAAGAGGTGACATAGACAACGGTGATTGATCTTGCATATAAATGCCAGAATCTTTCATTGCTATTGAGGATTTACTTTGATTTTTCATTTCTGGCTTTAATTGGCCAACTTTGTTGTAGGGTGATTTATATCCCATTGTTTTAGTTTTTAGATTTATTATACGCTTCTCTTTCCCATGCAAGCATAGGCGAGCCTTCTTTCATTTTAGCTCTTGAATATTTTTTTCCTTTCCAATATACATATTTGTCATCGTAGTCAAGGTCACCACGGCGCATTTGATTTATATGTACTTGTTCGTGTTTAATTACTTCTTTTGCTTGACAGGGCGGAAGATTTTCATCTATAATAATTGTGCCATTACGATTAGCTTTACCTAATATTCCATCTTGCATATTTACTGAATATACAGGGGTTGGGTCCATTTTGTATGGAGGGTTATTAAGTTTAAAAGCCATTATTTATTTTGTTTTCCGTATGGTACAACTTTATTAAGATAGGCTTGGCGCTCTTTACAACCGCATCCGCCGGGTATATTTAAACCTTCAGCAAATTGTTGTGCAAGTTTATCTAAGCCTGTAGCTTTTGTAGCTCTTGCTATTGTATCGCCTAATCCTTGATCTTTCATATTAACAATTCCACTTTCTTCTTGCGGCTTTGCCTCTTTCAGATTTCCAACTTTTAGATCTTGCACAAAAAGCTTTTCTACGCTTCCACGCTTTACTTCCTTTTTTAAGTTTTGAAGGAGGGGTTGTTACTGCGGTTTTTAGTTTGCTGCCTGGATTATCTTTACGATACTTAGCAACACCTTTAGCGGTCATACCACCACCGGCTTTAGCCCCAGTGCCACTGCCTTTTTTTACTTTAGCATAGTAACCCTTAGATTTTTTTCTAGATGGTGCGTCGCCTTTTTTCGCAAATGGCGAATTGTGCTGAACGTACATAATTATCCTTTTGCTCTTTGTGTAATAGGTCCTTGCAATTCATAAGACTTGCACGGGTATTTTTTAATTTGCATACCGTTAGTGCCTGAGCTACTACCTTTCCCCATTGGAAAGCCACTAGTGTCTAATGGCCCGTCCCAAATATAAGACTCACCCACTGTTCCTTGTAGCGATGGTGTTTTGATTATTTTTTTGCTTCTATCTTCCATAATTATTATTTTACGTTATAAGTTTTTCCGCCAACTTTAAATGTGCTTGCCCCTGTTGCTTTAGCATCTTGTACTGCTTTAGCAAAAGTGTTT